CCCAGCCCTCGCATTTTCTAGCACGCAAAAAAATCACGATAGGGCATAAAAGAATGCCTAAAATTAGTGACAATACGCAGATTAAAAGATAGCTCATATTTGACTCCTATAAATGATCTGTTGGCGTTACCGTTATCGGCTCGCTCGTTACATTTAGCTTTTCGCGCTCTGCGATCAATTCTTTATACTCCGCCCTTAAATTTTCAAGTACTGCATTGTTGCCGATTATGAGTGCGTGGCGGATATAATTTTCACACTCGGCGATCTCTGCTTCAATCTCGGCTAGTTGCTTGTCTTGCTCGTCTATCTTTGGCTCTAAAAGCTTGTTTGCTTCTTCGTCGCTTATTGACGTTAGCCCTAGCTCTTTTATCCTTTGATTTAGTAGCTCTTCGCTTGCGTCATCGTCATAAGCATAAATTTCATTATTTTTACTTTTGTATCGTTTCATCTTTGCTCCTTATCGTAATTCATACCATTTTGTATAAACATAGTTTGTAGCTCCATTTTGTGAATATACCTTGTATGTTGCATTTGGAGGGATAATATAGTTCATAACGCACCTATAGTCCTCGTTATGTTCTATTTCTATGTTGTTTATTTTAAACGTAAACATAACATTGGCAGCATTATTTATATTTACTTGTACATATATAGGCTTGCCAGTAGTATTTGTATATGTTTCGTTCATCCGCCTTTGGTTGGTCACTTCTTGCCAAGTTTGCCCTACACCAAGAGATGGTGGTGTATGGCTTTGGATAAAATCAACTACGGCTTTTTCGGTGACTGCCGTATCTGTTTGTTTTGAGTTGATAATATTTTTTAGTTTTGTTATGCCTGCTTTTGTTTCAGTGGCAAGTGGTGGCAAGTCATCTTTTAGAGCAAATTTATCGTCGGTCTTTTTCATAAAAGAGTCTTCACACCATTTTTGTGTAGCTACAATATCCCAAATTGTCGCCTCGTTGGCTGGGTTTTTGTTTATATTTTGGCTTTTTGCGATATAGATAACCCCATTTAGACTCACAACTGCTCCGATCGGGTACTCTAAATCTTTATCCCACTCGGCAACGCCTCGCTGTAACTGATAGGCTAGTGACTTATCCACACGATTAAAAGCGGCGTTAAAATATTCCATAGGTGGGATAAAGCCTAAATTTTCGGTTACACCCCAGCCCCTTTTAACGTTTGGAAACTCTACTATTTCGCCGTCTTTTGCGTCACTAGCGAAAATCTCATTTTTTGGTTTTTCGTATATCATTACTGCTCCTTATATCTTCTTGCAAACTTGCCAACGCCAAAAGCTAGGTTGGCTTTATTTTGCTTGAAGCCAAAGCATTTTTTGTCAGCAATTAGTATCACATTTAGCCCTACGCCTACTGGGCGAGCCAAAATATCGTTTTTAAAAATTAGGTTTATTAAAAATTGCGTTGTCTTGGCATTTTTCAAGACTAAATTTAGGGTCATATCGTAGTTGTCAAATATGAAGTTGCCACCCCCTAATAAAAACTCTAGCGACTTATAGCTGTTTTCTAGCGTTCCAGTTTGATAATTTTTGATGATCTTTGCTTTTATTAAAAATCTATAATCGCTATCGTTGAGATAAAAACTGCCTTTTAAAGAGTTGCCCAAGCGGTAAAACTCGCCCTTATTAAAACCTTGTTTTTTCTCGGTTTGGGTAAAGGCGAAAAAATCTTTTAATATTAGGTTTTGTTGTTCCCTACTTACGCCTACGTGGCGACCAACCAAATCTAAAGCGTAACCGCTAGCCGTATCAATATTTAAAATTTCGGCTATTTTTATGGCATCGTCAAAGGTTTTATATACTTCATCGTTTAGAAGCTTTGCGGTCGCTCTAGCCCTTGACTTTTTGCGGTATTGCCAAATTAGCTCAACCATTACACTACCGCCAAATCAATATCGTTTTTGTTAATAACGCATATCTCACGCACGGCTACTGGCAGGCTTTGCCCGCCATTTATTGTGAATTGCGTAACTTCAAACCCCTTAACGTCGTTTATTATGCTATATAAGCGACTGATATAAACGTCCTCGCCTATGTTAAAAATGTGGTTAGATAATAGCTCTTTGATTTTATCGGTGTTTATATCCGTTATGCCCTCTGTGCGTTTTATCCGCAAAAATATTCTAGGGTTTATTTGCGTTGGACGGTCAAATTTAACCTCACGCTTAGCCCCTAAAAAATCAACTGCTAATTTTGTTTGCCCTTGTACGCCACAACCGCCGATTTTCTTTTTTAGTATCGCTTCGCCTATTATTATGTCATCACCACCTAATACGATAGCGTTTAGACTATGTGGTTCTACTCCGTTTGCGTCTGTTTGGTTGGTGTAGTTTTCCAAAACCTTGCATTGTTTTACACCTTTTAAATTTAGTATGTAGCTTTCTAGCCCTTGGTGTTCGTCATTATTGTTAATACTATGGCTTTGCATAAATCTAAGCAAAAGGTCTCCGTCGCTTTCTTCGTCAGCCCCTAGCGTTGATTTTTGAGTAGCTACTATTCGATCTACACCTAAAATTATCTCTTGCATTTCTAGCTCGTCTTGGTCGTTTAGGATAAACGCTCCCGTTTCTTGGCTTGTTATGCTAACCGCTTTTGATCCCTCAGCGCCTAGTGTTACTTCGTAATCAGTTACCCACAAATTGCTATTTTTGTCTTTTAAAATCGTGCCTTTTTTGATAATAGTTCCACCAGCTCCGTGTATCGTTACACCACTAGCTCTGCTATAATCCGCTGTTTTTCTTAAAAGCCCTGCATAAGCCACGCGCTGGTCTAGCCACTCGCCAGTCGCCAAATAAGGGTCTAGCATTTGCACGATAAAAGTAAGCACTTGATTAACCTCACTTAATGCCTCGCTAAATAGCCCGATCATTTGTCCATCTGGCGTTGATGATCCTAGCTCTAAATTTTT